AGACCAGTCCTGGGACATCATCACGCTATGAGCGAGACAGCCACCAACGACTACCGGATGCACGAGCTCCGTGGCATCGACTGGAGCGAGATGGGCGGTGGCCGCACGTCTTCGGGCATCCGGGTGAACGCCGACACGTCGATGGCCTGCTCGGCCTACACGGCGTGCATCCGTGTCATTTCGGATTCGGTATCGTCTCTGCCGCTGCATCTGTACGAGCGGGTGGCTACGGGCGGCAAGCGTAAGGTTCCCGAGCACCCGCTGTACCGTCTGTTGCACACGCAGCCGAATCCGTGGCAGACGGCTCAGGAGTTTCGGGATTGGATGACCGGTCTCTACCTGCACTACGGAGCGTCGTACGCCGAGAAGCGGCCCGGCCCCCGTGGCACGGTGGGCGAGCTCTGGCCGCTGCACAGTTCACGCATGGAGGAGGAACGGCTGGAGAACGGCCAGATTCGCTACCTGTACCGTGAGCCGGATGGCCGGCAGACGGTGTACCGCCAAGAGCAGATCTTCGCCCTGCGGTACACGACGAGCGACGGCATCCACCCCATCCCCACGTACCGGCTGTTTCAGAACGCCATCGGACTGGCTCAGGCGTTGGAGGCTCACGGGGCCACCTACTTCGGCAACGGTGCCCGGCCCGGCATCGTGCTGGAGAGCGACAACCCGATCCCCGTCGAGGCGGCCGAGCGTCTGCGTGAGCAGTGGGAGCGAATGCACCGTGGCGCGGATCGAGCCCACCGCACTGCGATCCTGCCCAACGGCGTGAAGGCCCACGAGCTATCGCAGAGCAACGAGGCGGCCCAGTTCCTTGAGACTCGCCAGTACCAGGTGATCGAGATCTGCCGGGCGTTTCGTGTGCCGCCGCACATGATTCAGGATCTCACCCGCAGCACGTACTCCAACATTGAGGTGCAGGGCACCGAGTTCGTGCAGCACTGCCTGCTGCCGCATCTCAAGCGGTGGGAAGCGGCCATTGCCCGTGACCTGATCGACGACGACGAGACGTACTTCGCCGAGCACAACGTCAGCGGCCTGCTGCGTGGCGACCATGCGAGCCGCTCGGCCTACTACGTGTCGGCGATCCAGAACGGCTGGATGAGCATCAACGAAGTGCGTGAGATGGAGAATCTCAACCCGCTCGGCCCCGAGGGCGACAAGCACTTCATTCAGTTGAACATGACCACGCTGGACAAGGCCGGCGAGGAGCCGCCTGCACCGGAGCCGGTGGCCGAGCCGCCCGTGGTCGAAGCCGAGGACAGCCCGGCCGACGAGCTCGAGGACGACGCCGAACCAGAGGAGCAGACCGATGGAGATTGAACGCCGGTGCCTTGCATTTGACGAGGTGCCCGAGGCCGACCTGACGCTGGAGACTCGTGCCAACGGCATGCAGGTCATCGCCGGGTACGCTGCGGTGTACAACCGCCTCAGCCTGCCGCTGCGTGAAGGCTCCACGGAGTTTCGTGAAGTCATCCTGCCGGGTGCGTTCGACAAGATCCTCAGCCGGCAACGTGGCAAGCAGGACACGGTGGCTCTGCTCAACCACAACTCTGACCTGATCCTCGGCCGCACGTCGTCTGGCACGCTCGAGCTCGCCAGCGACGGCAAAGGGCTGCGGATGGAGATCGTGCCGCCTGACACTCAGGTGGGCCGGGACACCCTTGAGCTCGTGCGCCGTCGTGACCTGCGTGGAGCGTCGTTTGCGTTCACTCTCGACTTGCGCTCTGGCGAGCAGTGGACAAAGGATGACGACGGCCCGATCCGCCAGATTCGTGAGGTGCGGCAACTCTACGACGTTTCCGTAGTGCTCACGCCCGCCTATCCGGCGAGCAGCGTCGGCGTGGCCATGCGTTCCTACGAGGCATGGCTTGCGTCTCAGGGTGAGCCAGCGGCCCCGCCTGCTGTGCGTTCAGCCATGCGTGGCGTCGCCCAGGCGTGGGCCGCCATGCTGAGGCTCCGCAATGTCTGAGGCCCGCTGCACCTGCGGCGAGAAGTTGCGGTGTCGCTCTAGTCGTGCCTGCGGCGATGAACGGCAGCGGTATCTGCGTTGCCCACGGTGCGGTGCTCGTGCGGTGGCGTTTGTGAAAACAACACTTTCGCAAGTCAGGTTCTGCAAGAGGCCGGGTGCGTAGCGGCACAGTGGACTCCATCGGCAATCACGCCGCTGGAGATCACACATGGACCGCCTCTCGACTCTTCGCGCCGAAGCCAACGACGTTGCCGAGCGGATTGACTCGCTCACGGCCCTGCAGACCGACAACCAGGCTGATCTCGAGTCCCGTGATGCGGAGCTCACCGGCCTGACCGAGCGGGCTCAGAAGCTCGCCGCCTCGATCGACTTCGAGGTCAAGGTGGTCGAGTCGGCCAAGAATCTCCGCAGCGTGGCCGAGCGTTGCTCGCCGGCCCCCGAGGTGCGTGCGGTCGAGAATCGCATTGAGCCGGTGCGGGACAGCCGCAAGCTCAAGGCGTTCCGCTCGCACGAGACGGCGTACCGCTTCGGCATGTGGCTGCGTGCCAAGTTCGCCGGCGACGACAACGCCCGTCGGTGGTGTGCTGACCACGGCGTCGAGAGCCGCACGATGGTCGAAGGCGTCAACAGCACCGGCGGGTTCAGCGTGCCGGACGAGGTCGCTGGGGAAATCCTGCGCAACGTCGAGACCTATGGAGTGGCCCCCACGGCCCTGCAGAACTTCTCGATGGCCAGCGACACGCTGATGATCCCGAAGCGGCTCACCGGCGTCACGGGTGCGTGGCTCGGCGAAGGCAGCGAGTTCACCTACAGCGACATGACCGGCACGCAGGTGCAGCTGGTCGCCCAGAAGTTCGGCGTGGCCACGAAGGTGTCCAACGAACTGTGGGCCGACGGCGTGGGCATCGCCGACCTGATCGCCCAGGAGCACAGCCTTGCTGTGGCCAAGGCCCTCGACGAAGCGGTCTTCACGGGTACGGGCACCTCGGCCTTCGGCGGCCACCATGGCGTGGCGGTCAAGATCGACACCGCACCGTTCACCGCCAGCGTGGCGACGGCGGACAGCGGCAACACGGGATTCGAGACGCTCGACAAGGAGGACTTCCTTGCCGTGCTGGCGAAGACTCCGCGTTACGCCCTGCCCGGTGCCCGGTGGTACATCTCGCCGGCCGGCTACCACGCTGCGATGCAGCGGCTGGATCTGGGCCAGGGTGGCAACGCCAGCGTGGCACAGGGCTTCGGCCTGACGTTCCTCGGCTACCCCGTCACCCTGGTGCATGTCCTGAACAGCACGCTCGGTGCGGATGCGTCGAAGATCAAGTGCCTCTTCGGCGACATGGCCATGGCGGGTGCCCTCGGCCTGCGTCAGGGCTACGCCCTGCGTGTCAGCCAGGAGCGGCTGGTCGAGTATGACCAGACGCTCGTGACCGGCATCGTGCGGGCCAACGCCGTGTTCCACTCGCTCGGCTCGACCAGCGAGGCGGGCCCGGTGATCGCTCTGAAGACTGCGGCGTCCTGAACCTAGTTCCATCCACGGAGAACTGCTCCCATGATCCAGATTGCGGCAACGAAGACGGACGCCAAGGCGACGGCGAGTGTGGCGGCCTCGGCCACCCACAGCCACGAGATCGACACCTTGGGCTTCGAGTACGTTTCCATCGACGTGGTGTACTCGCCGTTCACGTCCACCACCAGCAATGCGGCTCCGGTGCTCCGGCTGACGCAGCACGACGTGACCGGCACCGGCCAGACGAACATCAGCGGGTTCGTGGGCGGCACCGACTTCACGGTGGCGGCTGGCACCACGACCGGGGCGAACGTCGGCTACGTGGCTCGGTTCAACGTGGACATGCGTGGCAAGCGTCGCTTCCTGACGCTGTACACCTCGCCCGGCAACACCGTGGCGGTGAACAGCGTGGCCCGGCTGGGCCGTGCCGAAGAGGCTCCGGTCTCGGCGGCCACCAAGAACGTCGGCACGCTCGTCAGCGGCTGATCGCTTGACACATGCGGCACAGTGGACGGCTGGCAGGGCTCTACGCTCTGCCAGCCGTTTCCATTTGAGGGGCCACAATGCTCGTCCGTGTCGGTGACACGCAGGTGGATATCCGAGTCGAGGCCGTGCTGTCGATGCCCCGGCTGGGCTTTACCAGCAACTTCTTTGCCTGGGCCCAGGCCCTGATGCCGCTGGGCATCCGGCCGACGCTGGGCACGGGCTGCTTCTGGGACCAAGTGAACACCCGGGTGTTCGAGCAGTTCATCGACAAGGCCGAGTATCTGCTGGCCATCGATTACGACACGTTCTTCACGAAGGAAGACGTGGAGACGCTCTTCGCCATGGCGATGACGTTTCAGTGCGATGCGATCACGGGGCTGCAAACCAAGCGAGAAGACGGCCGCCCGATGCTCACGCTCAAGGGCACGCTGGAGGCACCGCCGGATGCCGGGCACACAAGCCTGCCACCGTCGTGGTTTGCCGAGCCGATTCAAGAGGTGGACACAGCCCACTTCGGCCTGACGGTGATTAGCACCGCAGCACTGAAGCGAACCAAGAAACCGTGGTTCTGGTCGAAGCCAGACCCCGAGGGTTCGTGGGGCGAAGGCCGGCTCGATCCCGACATCTGGTGGTGGAAGAACTGGCGAGAGAGCGGCAACCGGATCTTCGTCTCGCCACGGGTCGTGCTGGGACACGGCGAGTACGTCGTGACGTGGCCGGGCCGCAACCTGACAAGCCCGGTGTTCCAGTGGGCGAATGAGTTCACGTCCACGAGCAAGCGGCCCGAAACTGCATGGAGGGTGGGGGAATCATGAAGATAAGGATGCTGATGAGCTACCGGCACTACAAGCGTGGCCAGGTGCTGCCGGATGTGCCCGACGGCATGGCGAACGATTGGATCAGCCGAGGCATCGCCGTCGAGGACAAGCAGCAGACCATCGAGACGGCGGCCATCGAGCACCGGGCCGAGACGGCCGACGCCACGCCCAGGAAACGAGGACGCCCCCGTGCAGTACCGCAGCCTGACCAGAGCGACGCCGCCGGCGGTTGAGCCCGTCTCGGTATCCGAGGCCAAGGCCCATCTGCGTGTGGACATCAGCGACGATGACTCGTACATCGGCACGCTGATCACGGCGGCCCGTGAGTGGTGCGAGCAGTACCTTGACCGCACGCTGATCAACACTCAGTGGACGATGCGGCTGGACTCGTTCCCGTACGAGATCGAGCTGCCCCGGCCGCCGATTGCCACGAGCGGCACGACCACGGCGGTGTCGCTCACCTACACGCTGGGCGACGACTCCACGGCCACGTTGTCCACGACGGCGTACCGGGTCGACCGCAACTCGACGCCTGGCGTGGTGCGGCAGCTGCGTGCCGGAACGTGGCCGGCGAACCTCGACGACTACAACGCCGTGGCTGTGACGTGGTGGGCTGGCTACGGGGCCAGCGGCACGAGCGTGCCAGCCGGCATCCGCCACGCCATCCTGATGCTTGTGGGGCACTGGTACGAGTCACGCTCCAGCGTGCTCACCGGCAGCATCAGCAAAGAGATTGAGTTTGGCGTCAAACCACTTCTCGACTCGCAACGCTGGAACTAATACCGATGAGCATTGAAGGCCGGATTGCCGTTGACGCACTGTTTCACGAGAAGGACGGATCCGCCATCAGCGTCGTCACGCTGCAGGGCTCCAAGGCGTACGCATCCGGCAAGGTGGCAATCGTGAGCGGGACGGCGTCCAACTCTACGCCCGTTTCTTTCTTTCCGCAGAGCGGAGTTCCGTATCGTGACGCCAGCGGCGAGCTCGTGACGTTCTCCTCTGTGTCGGTCTTGGCTGCGTTTGGACAAGACATCAACGTGGAGGCTATCGGCATCGGACAAGGCTTTGAGGAACCGGGAGTGTTCTCGTCGTTTTACAGCGGCGGAGACATCGCGAGCGTCACGCAGTTGCAATATGTGGCAGAGGAGATTCGCGTGCGCGCTGCCAGCAGCACGCAATCTTCGTACACCCTCGTCCTGTACGGCGTATGAGCATCGACGGCCGCATCACTGTTGACGCCCTCTTCCACGACACGTCTGGCACGGCCAGGCTGAAGGTGCAGTCGTTGCAGTCCGTCACCGGGTACACCTCGGGCGAAGTCGTGGCCGTCACCGGCACCGCCGGAACCTCGAGCGTGTCCATCAACTTCGGCACGTACCGCAACGCCGCCGGGACGCTTGTGTCGCTGGGCTCGCCGCTGAAGCTGGCCTTTGCGTGGAGTGGCTCTAGCCGCCGCACGCTGAATGATGGTGGCGACAATGCGTGGCGGCTCATTTCGTCCAACGGCGAGGTGGCCGTGACGCAGATGGCTGACAGCGAACCCGTGCCCCAGTTGTTGGCCGGGGCCGGTACCGGCACCTACACGCTCATCCTGTGGGGGCCAGACTGATGGACTCCGGCCGGCTCCGAGAGCGTGTGACGGTGCAGCAGGCAACGGACAGCCGCACGCCGATGGGCGAGGCTACGCAGACGTGGGGCACCTTCGCTGAGCGTTGGGCCAGCGTCGAGGGCATCTCGGCCCGGGAGTTCTTCCTGCAGGGTCAGCAGCAGACCGAGGCCAGCCACCGGGTGCGGATGCGGTATCTCACCGGACTCACGCAGCAGATGCGTCTGCAGTGGCGTGGCCGCACGCTGGAGATCGTCAGCATCCTCGAGCACGGCAACCGCACCGAGCACGAGCTGCTGTGCCAGGAGGCGATCTAGTGGCCTTCATCTCGATCACGGTGGACTCCACCGACCTGAAGCAAAAGACCGAGCAGCTGCGGAACCTGTTCGGGCAAGACGGCCGTGCCGGGCTTGCCGCAACGCTGGAGGCGGCCTTGGAGAAGGCCATCTGGCCGGCGTACCTGCGGCTGCGAGAAGTCACGCCCGTGGGCCCCACCGGCAATCTCAAGCGGGCTGCCCACTACAAAACGGTTAAGTACCCGAAGGACGGGGCGGCCGTGGGCCTGATCGGCTACCGGCAGTCTCAGAAAGAGCGTGGCACCGCCACCGCTGGCAGCGTGCGGATTGGCAAGGAGCGTGGCTTTCACCAGTGGTGGCTGGAGTTCGGCACTAAGGAGCGGGAAGTCACCAAGCTCTCGGACAAGCCCTACCAGCGAAAGTCGCACACCCGCCGCATGAAGTCTGGCAAGGTGGCCACCGTCAGTGCCCACCAAGTGAAGGGCCAGGGGGCCGTCATCGCATCGAGCCTGGCCGCCCGTGGACCGTTCGACATCTACCCCGACGGCAGCAAGTCTCAGCCCTACGCCTTCTTCATGAAGGGCAAGAAGGGCCAGGGGGCAATCCGCCTGCCGGGAGTTCGGCCAGGTGGTGTGGCCGGCCGCCCGCCCGTGCAGACCGCCTACGAGCAGACCAAGAACCAAGTGGCCGAGATCCTGCGGCGTGAGCTCAGCATCTCGATAGAGGCCGCCATTTCCAAAATCACGCAGTCCAGCACCGGCACCATCAGCGGCATCATCGGAGGGTAGCCACCATGCCACTCAAGTCACCTGAGCAGCTGCTGGCTAACGCCCTGGTGGCCGACCCCGCCGTGGCGGCTGTCGTGGGCCAGCGTGTCTACCCCGTCGTGGCACCGGCCTCGGCGGATCTGCCGTTCATCACCTGGCGTCGCACGGGCATCCAGCGGACGCAGACGCTATCCGGCCCGATGGGAATGGGCGTCGTGCTGCTGTCGGTGGACGTGTACGCCGAGACGTACGGCGAGGCCCGGGACATCGCCGACCGATGCCGATCGGTTCTGGATGGGTACGGGACCGCTGTGGAAAACTACGTGAGCGTCAGGAACGTGTCTCTGGACACGGAATCGGACGGCGTGGTGCAGCTGGCGGGAGGCGACTTGCCGCCGATTCTCACGGTCAACCAACAGTATTCGATCCTCTGGCAGGAGATTTGAACGATGTCTTTCGAGACGCCGCATGATGGTGCAGGTACGGTGGTGACGTGGCCCACGACCAACACGGTCTACACCGTCACGAACGTCGTCATCTCTGCCACCGATCCGACTGCGGAGGACGAGAAGATCAACGTGGCCCATCTGGGCCAGACAGCTGGCGAAACGGCCAAGACTCTCGACCTGCCGCTGGCCGGCTCGGCGTCTGGCGACACCGGGCAAACCGTGCAGTTTGACTACGTTGGGAAGACGCTGATTGCAGACCGATCGACGGGCACGATCAAGATCGTCGTGGGTGGTTCCGAGCTGCTCGCCCGTGCTGGAACTGTCCAGAGTTCCACGCTGACGCTGGCGACGCAGGACGCTATCCGAGGCCAGGTGACGTTCCGCATTGCCCGTTCGTAGTCCATGACGGAGCCCCGTCATGGCTACATACGCAGCGGGCGTCACGGCGACGTGGGACGGCGTGTCATTCGGTGAAGTCACCGAGTTGCGCGTGACTCACGGCGGCTCGCTGCCGCTGGCTCGTGCGAGTACGTGGACGCTTGACGTTGGCACTATAGAGATATCGTGCCTGACGACTGCGAACATCTCGACGGCCAAGTACGCCAAGCGTGCTGCGGTTTCGATTGCGGGCGGTGGCCTTGCCTACTCTGGCACCGCCGTGCTCGAGAAGTTCACGCTCCAGGGCATTGCCAATGACGTGGCACGGTACACCGTCACGTTAAGGATCCAACCCTAGGAGATGCCATGGCTCTGACTGTTCAAGAACTCGCCGCCCAGATTCTCGCCTCGGACGATCTGTCCGTTCTCAAGGTGACGGTGAAGGAGTGGAAGGACGCCAGCGGTAAGCCGCTGGTGCTCGGCATCCGTGTGATGACCGTCGAGGAGCGGGACTCCTACGAAAAGGAGTGGATCGGCAACAAGGAGCGGGGCATCGACAACTTCCGAACGAAGTACCTGGCCCGCTGCCTGTGCCACCCCGAGAGTGGCGAGCGGCTCTTCGACGAGCAGGGCATCGAGCAGCTGGCGAAGAAGTCGTCGGCCGTCGTGTCGAAGCTCTTCGAGCGGGCCATGAAGCACAACAACATGACCGAGAGCGACGTGGAGGAACTCGCAAAAAACTGAAGACCCGGCCGATGCGGAGGTTTCTTTTCCGCCTCGCCGGGCACCTAGGCATGACGGTGCGGGAGTTGTCTCGCCGCATGGATTCGCAAGAGCTCAGTGAGTGGGTGGC